CTCGGTGCCATGGAGCTAAGGATGCTCTAAACTATTTCTCTGAAAGCCCCGTAGGGCAACAGAGTTTGGTGGAAGGTAACTTAGAGACCCAGGTGCCATCCCAGGTCAATCGCCCTTTATTATTCCGAATCGGCATCTTGTTCCGAGGGCCCCTTCGGGGCTGCTACTGAGAGTAACCGGCGCAATTGCCGCCACTGCCGAAGCAGATCGCTTACCCTTAAGCGGTAAGGATCAATCTCAGTTCGTACTCCCGCCTTCGTAGAAGGCAGGGGGACCAATCCCGCCTTATCCGCAGATCTCCATACCTGCGTGATTATAGCTGAGATTTGCACCAAGTTCAACTTGATGTTAAGTCCCTGAAGATGCCGTAAGGATTTCGAAGCCAGCTCGATGCTGCGCTCCGCGTCGACTATCGCCTGATTAGTTGCGACATCTACCAGACGAGAGGCTGGGTCTTCCACCTTCTCCGTGAAGAACAAGTCTTCTTGGAGGGCTTCCAACGACTCTCTCGCAGGCTCGATGACCGCCTTATGCACAGCAGTGCAGAAGGGCGTAAGTTGAGCCAGCAAGTCCGTATTAAGCGGACGTGAGGTGTCGGCTGACTCACTCCACAACCATTCAGGCCACGTCTTGAACGCGAACCGGTTGCCAACGAGCGGATTCGTCAAAGATACGCAGAGTGCCAGTACCCTAGTGTTCATCGCTGACCACCGTGCACTTGACACTCCTGATGCGGCTTTGAAACCTACTCCAAGAGCCCGTACGAAGTTGCCGAGCGTTCCCCGGGTCGTCCATGCGGCCAGCGCACAGGCAACACCAGAAGAAGACTGGGCAGCTGCCCAGAACTTCTGAGGTAATCCACTATTCTCCTCTCCTTGGAAGAAGAGTTTCTTAGCGAATTCGAGGGTTTTGCCTCGTGAGACCAGGCTCTTCGCGAGCCCGATCTCAACCCCTAACGTCTTACACAAGGCACGGTACTTGGATGCCACACGGCTATCAGCGATGACAATGTCATCACCTAACACCGCATAGAGGTCAAACCAACCTTTGATGCCTGCCCGACGTGCACAGAACTGTACCATTGCATGGTGTGTTAGTGCGAGCATAGCCCAAGAGCTATACGCGCCCATCGGTTGTCCCACGGCGTACCGCAGAAAGCGACTAGGAAGATTTCTCTCCCTAGCCACCCTCTTTGATACGACATAAGGTCGTCCGACGAGGAGAGACTTCCAAGCTACTGCAAATCTCGCCCCAAACACACCTGCTAATAGCAGTTGTTGGATCTTAATCGGGATACGATCCGTTGCCGACGAGAGATCGTATGAGTATACGATATCATCAGGTTTGATCTTCTTAATCAGTCTTTTGACCGGCTTAAGTTGATCGAAAGTCCCATCAGTGGGAATTTCCCTGAGGATCTTATGAAGGATCCAATCGTGCAACGGACGCAGCGCCCATTGCGTCCAACAATCCGCTAAGGCAACCACGCGCACCTTACCAGCAGCTTCCTCAAGAAGGGCCAAACGCCCGCAGACGTTCGCTCCAAACCCATGGGCATTCGGCAGCTCAGCCGCCGAATGGGCACGGGCAAAGTGGTAGTAATCTGCCACTTGCTCGAGGCACCGGTACAGAGACTTGGTAGTCCCCGCACCTCCAGGGACCAGGTTGAGGTATCGGAGCAATAGGTTACCCCTAACCCCAGCCCAGTCCCCCACCACCCAGTTCCTCGCGGAACTGAAGCGATGTGCGAAGCTGGTAGGTGACCCGCGCAGGTACCATGGTAGTCGTTCCTTAGCTAAAATCTTTGCGTCCCGCTCCTTGACCAGCCGAGGGTCGTCGAAGCGATCCGCCGAAATACTTGAGATCACAAATGGTTTAGGTCGTTCTAGTACAGACGTCGTTGCCCGTACTATGTCTTCCCCCGTATGCGTCTCCAATTCCTTAAGGAAGTGGATCACGAATGACCTCCATTCAGCTAAGAATGAGGAATCGAGTCGTGGCCCAGGAGAGGTAATCGAAGCGAACTTCGGTTTCCCTTTCATGGGCATCACACGGTACATTCCGAAGAATGTAAGCCACAGCTGGATGGTCAGAGCGTCACCACTCCTTATCAACCTACGTGCAAACGCAGGAATGATACGAGGGAGTCCATCCCTCGACCGGGCTACTGCAACCTTACCAATCTCACGACTAGTACTGCTGAGCAACCCTCCAGGCAACGACTGCATTACTGCAGTGTTACATGTCTTCAAGTAAAGGATCAGCCCATTACGGCCTCCCCCCTTAGCTATTG